TCAGCAAACAGTTTCCTAAGATCCCATTTAAAGTTCATATCACCCTCCCTAGTTAGTGGTTAGGTGCGTTCCTTCGCTAGTGCTACTTCCGGGCTATTGCCTGAACGATATACATATTTAGCACATCAGCTATGCTTTGTCAACATATTTTGTTGCCCAAAAAACCATAAAAAAAGGCCCCGAAGGGCCTAATTTTAATAATCTGATAGATTAAAATTTATATTTGATAGATGCTTTCATTGAATCATCGTTTTCAGTGATCACACCAGTACCTAAGTTCTGGCTCTCTGTCATATGATAGTAAACACCCATTTCAACTGGTCCTTGTGTATAAACAGCACTTAGATAGTCACCGTTGGTACCAAGGTCATCATTTTCAACACGATGCCATCCTAGTTGTACTTCGTCTGTTAGACCGTACATCACACCATAGTCCATTCTGTCTTCTTTGGTGTATGTGCCTGTGTTCTTGTCGTCCCACATTTCTACACCTAGTACTACAGGAATGTCCCAACGATATAGGCTTGTACCAATAGCATAACCCTGTTGGTTGTTGTCCCAATCTGTTATACCATCTTTGTCACCAATCTGCATGTATGATACTTCTGCAAGGCCCATTAGGCTCACAGTTGCACCTGCATATAGTTTTTCTGTATTAGCATCATAACCAATGCTTGCACCAATTGGTAAGTCTCTGTTCATTGAGTGTGTATCAAAGTCAAATTCGTTGTTGTTATCCCAACCACCAAAGGTTACTACCATTTTTTCGTTGTGATCAATTCTTGAGTTTGATTCTGTAATAATCAAAGGCACACCAATTTTTGGAGTTTTAGCAAATCCCAAACGCTGTGCATCTGTTTCACCTAAATAAATTCTTGTGTTACCTACACCTAAACCCATTTGCTTTTCAACAACTGTGTTGTTTAGTGTTGTGTCTAATGAATAGTGCGAATCAAATCTTGCACTACCACCTGCCCATGTTAATGGACCTGCATCAATATCACTCTGTAATCCTGTGATAATCTCTGCTCGTGAATCAATATCACTTGTGTAAGTATCGTCATCGTAATAGATTTCTAACTCACCATTTACAAATAGTCCTGCTGGTAAGCTAGGAGCACTTGCTTCTAGATCTGAAACTCTCTGTTCCAGAGTCTTTTCTTCTGCTGTTGCTGGAGCTGCAAATGCAATCAAAGCGAATAGCATAGACGTTATAATAGTCTTGTTCATGTTTTAGTCTCTTTCCTTAATTTATATCGATATAAAAAACGGCTGATGTTTTATAATCAGCCAAGTTACTTATTGTTGCGACAGATTATTTATATCGAAAGTGGCCCGTTCTGTTGCCCGGTGGAGCCATACCGCGAAGTTGCAGGTTATTAAGCTGCAAGTAGTTCACGGTCCATAGACATGTCTAAAGATGTGAACGCTTCAGGTGCAAAGTTTTCGTTTGCGTTTGTAGTTTTGTTACGTTAACGGAGTTTCCACCCGGTAATCTCTTTCATCCTTAACAAGCCAGTCGATCCTGCATCACCCCCTCAAAGCACACTCTGTGAATGTGTTTTAAGTGATTGGTGGAGGTGCCGGGAATTGCACCCGGGTCCTGCTCTTGTGACATACGATGCTGTCAACAATTACAGTGTATTTATAACACTAAAATAAACCTTTGTCAACCTTTGATTTATATAGTCCAATTTTTTAATTGATCTTTGGTAGGCTTGTGGGCAGGAACTTTTTCAATGACTCCACCTTTGGCTAAAAATGCCTTCATTTTTTCGTCTAATTCTTTTTGTTTTTCTTGAGGTGTTTTTTCAATATCACTTGGTGAGTATGATCGATTTATACCTTGGAACTTTGCCATAAATATCCTTTCAGTTAAAAAGTCTATTTATAACTTCTTTTTTAATCTTTGTCAATTGATTTTTTATTTTTGTATTTCATCATCAGTGCTGATAAATGATCTGACTTTCTCAGTCTACCATTTTCGTCTACAACAAAAACATCACCTGGTCTATATAAAGCATAATCTTTACGACTGCCATCTTTGTTGATGCCCATTACTTCTCCGGGCCAATCACCTTTTACTGTAAAATCTCCGTTAGGAAAACTTTGTACTGTGTAGTCTAACCAAAACATAAAGTACTCCTATTAACTGCGTACTTTATTATTTAGTTATAGAGGCCCCCGAAGGGGCCACTATATTACATTGCGTTCTTTTTCTCTTGAACTTCTTTTCTGCGTTCTTTGGTAAGTTTACCTAGATCGCCTAGAGCTTTGCGGGCTCTAGTTGCAGCTGCCTTTACACCTTTTGAATCAAATGCCTCTGATTCTGTGATGTAATTATTAAAGGCTTGTACGATTTGATCGTGTAATGTCATAACATTCTCCTTTATTGTTTTATATTATAGTATGATTTTATAGTATTGTCAACCACTAATCACCAACAAAAACATCGGAACTACCCTGTGCTGTTGACGGAGCACAATGGTCACCACCAAGTGGAGGACATAATGCATCTGGAGCTGCTCCATCTGGTGTGTGGTTTACAACCAGTTTATTGTTAATGAATACTTTGTTACTTCCAGCAGATAAAGCACCGCCGCCATGTGAATTAGGATCGCCGTTAACTGATATTAAAAGATTGTTAGCATAAACATTTCCTTGTCCTGAAACAACTGTTGTTGCTCCACAACTTCTTGCGTCTGTATCTCTATGAACCGGAATGCTCATTAGTTTACTTTAAGTCCTGTTGTGCTTTCAATATATTTGCTTGCCATTTCTTTTTCAGTTTTGGCAATACAGATTATATTTTGCATGTTTAAATTAAATTTATTGTCGTGTTTTACAGTAAACATGTAGGGAGCTAGTCCCATGCCTTGTTGTTGTGCAACCAGCATTAATGGTTTATAAACTGTTACTTTTGTTTCTGTCTCTGATTCTAGACGTGCAACCATTTCTTCGCCTGAACTTAATTTGATGCTCACAGTATCTCCTACTGTGTAAGGTGCTTCTACTAACATTATAATGTATGTCCTGTTCCGTTATAGTTTGTTTCTTCAATGTGTGATACAAATTGTTCATATCCGCCAACTGCTTGACCATTTACTTTTATTTGTGGGAATGTTCTTGCTGTTGGAAATTCTTCGAATACTTGTTCACGTTCGAAGTCTTTGCCTAATTCTTTGTAGGTGTAAGCAAGTTTTCTTGTCTCACATAATTGTTTTGCTTTCATGCAACTTGGACAAGCAGGCTTGCCCCATATTTCTATGCTCATAATTTAAAGTCCTTTAAAGAGTCTGAACTAACATCTTGTTTGATGCCGCCAATGATATAGCTCTCGACTTCTGTTTCTTGTGGAGCAACCTGTAGTCCAGATGAACTTAACCAGTGTTGTGTCCACGGTAATGGGTTAGTATTAACAGGTGCATCAAATATAGTTTTATATCCAAGTGCTTTAAGTCTTCTGTTTGCAATATACTCTACATATTGATGCAGTAGTGCTTCGTTCAATCCGATGATTGAACCATCTTTGAACAGATAGTTTGCCCAAGCCTTTTCTTCGTTGACGCAAGTGCGCCACATTTCATAAACTTCTTCTTCACACTCTTTGGCAATTTTTGCCATCTCTGGATCATCCTTGCCCTGTAACCAATTCTTAAGAATATGTGTACTTAGTGCAAGGTGTTGACTTTCATCACGAGCGATAAGTGAAATAATTTTTGCTGAACCTTCCATTAGTTTTAGTTCACCAAATGCAAACGTACATGCAAATGAAACATAGAAACGTAGTCCTTCAAGAATGTTTACGTTCATCATTGCAAGATACATTTTCTTTTTCACTTCACGTAGGCTACCTTTGCCTTTGTGGAAGTAGTTGTCAGCCGCTTCTGTAAATGCATCATAATTTTTTGTAACACTAACAGCACGTTCAATAATTTTATCATCATCAAGTATTGTATCAAATACTTCACTAGGATCTGCATAAACATTTTTCATAATATGTGTATAACTGCGACTATGGATAGTTTCAAAGAAGTCCCAAGTAACAATACAGCCTTCAAGTTCAGGAAGTGATACATGTGGCAAAAATGCTAGGCATGGACCACGGCCTTGAACACTGTCTAACAGTGTTTGATATTTTAAATTACTTGTAAAGATGTGTTTTTGTTCAGGTCGAAAGTTAGCAAAATCAGCTCTGTCCTTTTGTAGACTTACTTCTTCAGGACGCCAAAAGTATCCCAGCATTGTTTGATTTAATTTATCAAAAACTGGAAACTTAAACACATCATAACGCTGTGTATTTTGATCCTCACCAAAAAACATATTCTGTTTGGTAAAGTCAACCTTCTCTCTGTTGAAAACTGTTTTTGCCATTAGTGTATTCCTCTTTTCTCATTGTCTCATATTATAATAGGATCTGGTCCGCTTGTCAACCTTAAATTGCACATGCTTCACAATATTCCTCGTACTCTTGATCAGTGCCTGTAAATTCTGCCCTTTCAAGAGGTTGTTGTTTTTGTTCT